CGATGACATTGTTGTTTTTGCTAATTCAATACTAAGAAAGGCAAGTGAGAAATGAAGTTAACTTGTGGGCATTGTGGTGAAGAATTAAAACTAATTCATGGTGCTATTCACGAATGTGAAACAACAGAAGACAGAGAATCTGATATTTACTCAACAGGTTATTGGAATGGTATTCAGAAAGCCAAAGAAAAGAATGAAACCTTAGACACAAGGTCTTACTTGATTGGTAGATATGATGGTTTGCGTGAACTAAGCGATGAGGAAATAATTAAAAATTTTTTGGATAAACAAACACAATTACCACCTGAGTTTTTAAAAGTACTTTACGATAATCTTTGGAATTTATATGAAAGCGAGTGAGAAATGAGTATTGAATTTTTATGGTTAGGAATGTTTTTAGTTGGTATTGTTCTTGGTGTTATTTTAAGGAGAATGAAATGAGTGAGATAAATGCAGGAATTGAAATAATACTAGAGCGCATTAGGACACACCCTGATGAGTTTGTGCCACCAATCGCTTACGATAGTAAATGGGGAAGTTTTCTTAGAGAGATAATGGACGCTGAATACTTTGATGAAACAGAAAAAGATGCAGTCCGTATCGCTATCCGTGAAGCAAACCGAGAGGATTTTACTGGTCGTGTGATGCAACGGTTAGCAGGAGAGGACAAAGCGAGTGACATGGGAAAGTATATATTTCATCCCCCAATAAACCCCTATTATGGTCAGGGACTGATCAGTCAGTTACAAGCTGGTCAGTTGGGACTAACACAGGCGCAACAATCTTCCCTAAGTGAGACGAAGGCAAAACTTAAATGAATCTAATAACATTAGATTTTGAGACGATGTATAGTCAAGACTACTCGCTAACGAAACTCACTACTGAGGAATACATTAGAGACAAACGCTTCGAGGTGATAGGTGTCGGAGTTAAACTCAACGATGGTGTTACTGAGTGGTTTAGTGGTTCGCATCTTGAGGTTGCTAAATACCTTTCCACCCTGCCGTGGAACGATAGTGCCTTACTCTGTCATAACACAATGTTTGATGGTGCGATCCTAAAGTGGCGATTCCAAATAAGTCCTAAGTTATATCTTGACACCTTGTGTATGGGTAGGGCTATACATGGTGTTGATGTAGGTGGGTCGTTAGCCTACCTTGCTGAAAAATATAATTTAGGGAAGAAGGGACATGAGGTAGTCGACGCTAAAGGTAAAAATATAACTGGTTTCACAAATAGCGAGTTAGCCCAATATGGCGAGTATTGTAAAAATGATGTGGAGTTAACTTTCAAACTCTTCCAAGTATTGTCTAGTGCGTTTCCTGCCGATGAGATAAACCTGATCGACATGACTTTACGTATGTTTATTCAACCTGTATTGCGAGTAGACGATGCGTTGTTGCTTGACCGACTAGAGGAATTGAAGCATGAGAAATTACAGTTATTAGGCACGCTCAAAGACAAGTTAAATTGCGAAAACGAAGAAGCTGTACGTAAACGCTTGGCGAGTAATAAGCAGTTTGCGGAGATACTTAAAGAGTTTAATATCCCAGTACCATTGAAGATAAGTCCTAGAACTAACAAGTTAACATTCGCATTAGCCAAGAACGATACAGGCTTTATTGAGTTAGTAGAACATGAAGACCCGTTCGTGCAACAACTCGCTGCGGTGCGTTTGGGGACAAAATCAACAATTGAGGAGAGTAGAATTGAACGGTTTATCGACGTTGGGGCTAGGAACAAGGGTATGCTACCAATCCCCCTTAAATATTATGGCGCACATACAGGCCGGTGGGCAGGTTCGGACAAGGTCAACTTCCAAAACTTACCGAGTAGAGACAAGAAGAAAAAGGCTCTTAAGAATGCGGTGGTTGCCCCTGAGGGATATATGGTTATCAACTGCGACTCGTCGCAAATTGAAGCTAGAGTCCTTGCGTGGTTATCAGGCCAGGAAGGGCTGGTCAATTCATTTGCCAATGGGAACGATGTTTACTCCGAGTTTGCGTCGAAGATCTATAAGAGGTCAATCAGCAAAAAAGATCCGATCGAAAGGTTCGTGGGTAAAACCTGCATCCTTGGATTGGGCTATGGGACAGGTGCGTTGAAGTTACAACATACGCTTAAGACGCAACCTCCTGGAGCTGACCTTGAGGAAGACGTGTGTAATGAGATTGTTAAGCTATACAGATCTGAGAATGATCAGATTGTGAAGCTGTGGAAGGAAGGCGACAAAGCATTGAAGGCTATGGCTGATTGGACTAAAGATAAAAAGCCTTTCTACTATGGCAACCATAAATGTGTTGAAGTGCATAGCGATGGTATACGCTTACCAAACGGACTCTATATCCGTTATCCCGAACTCCAACTTAATACTGATGAAAATATTAGTGGATACCAATACAAGTCACGAAAGGGGCCCGTTAGTTTGTGGGGTGGGTCAGTTGTGGAAAACGTAGTACAAGCACTTGCAAGAATTATTGTAGGTGAACAGATGTTAAAACTAACTGAGCGTTATCGCCCAGTGCTTACTGTACATGACGCAGCGGTGTGTGTCGTACCTGAGGATGATGTAGATGAGGCTTGTGCATGGATCGTCGAGGTCATGTCAACTGCACCAGACTGGGCTAAAGGACTACCTGTCGCTTGTGAGGCTCATTATGGACATAACTATGGAGAAATGGAAGAATGGAAACCGAAGAAAGAATAAAAGCACTTGAAGAACAAGTTAAAGATTTAAGAACCACAGTAAATAATTTAGTAATAATAAATAGAGGTTTTACAGACTGTAAAGTAGCTGATGAGGAACGTAATGAGGTCGAATATATTAAACTTAGAATTGAACGCCACGCCATGAGTTTAGTCCATCAAAGAATGATCGAGCGTAAATATTTAGAATATGCTGGTGAACTAGAAAGAATAAAAGATCATATGCGAATTATGGAACAAGATAACCTATTTCTAAAGGCAAAATATGAAAATTAAAATACCCGTATTCACCGCAATCCGTTATATGGTCTATGAACTTGATAGTCCGCTAAGAGGATTTGCAAGCAAGAAAGAGGCTGATGAGTTTGCTTCCAAAGATCCTGACTTAAGAGTTAAATTTATACCTAAAAAGTATAAAACTTATGAAGCAGAGGAAGCACCGTTTTGAAAACGAAACGAATCGGATGGATGTCTTCAGGCGCACTATATACCAAGAGCATAAAATTTTTTTGGTTTAGTAGACGCAAACGTGACGGATATGACATACCAATATATACTGATGAAAAACTTTTTAAGAAAGGCAAGAAAATGGCTAAGAAATTAGAAGTTAAAGTACCAGCTATAAAAGAGAAGTCTGGAAAAATTGTCAAAGCGCCGAGCAAGGCATGGTCGCATGATGAGTTGATCGCTAAAGAAGGTAAGAAAGCTAAAGGTGCTAAACATGAGTTTGCATTAACTGATGGTGAAGTAGTTAATCGCAAGAAGGCGGCGAAGGTAGCAGAGAAAGCAGGCGAAGTTCCTAAGTCAGTAGGTAAGAAACTTCATAGCCATGACTTACGTAAGGCAGCCCGCATTAAGAAGATCAAAGAGAGTAATATAAAATGAGATCATCTGATAGCGGAAGAATGAGTTTAGAAGAAATACTTGGTCGACAGAATCACATGACACAGCATGAGGTTGCAGAAGTGATGGGTATATCTAGATCGCAAGTAGATACCATAGAGAAAAAAGCCCTACGCAAATTAAAATTTGCATTAAGTCGCAAAAACTTTAACAAAAACGATTTCATTTAGTGTAATATGTATAGATGAACTTTACATGGTCATTCTCCTCTCTCAAAGATTATATTAACTGTCCTAAGCAGTATCAGGAAGTTAAGGTTCTTAAGCGTCACGTCAAGTTTCCGACGGAGCAAATGCGTTATGGAACGGAAGTGCATAAGGCTTGCGAGGATTACGTTGGTAGAGATATACCTCTTGCAAAGAACTATGAGAGATTTCAAACTACACTCGATGTACTACGGGCTATCCCGGGTGTAAAGTATCCTGAGCATCAGATGGCACTCTCATCAGCGAAAGAACCATGTGCGTATGGTAAAGGTTATTGGGTACGAGGGATTGTAGACTTGCTGATTGTAGATGGGGAAAATGCTTTTATTGTCGATTATAAGACTGGCAGTTCAAAATACCCTGACGTAAAACAATTAGCTTTGATGGCTCTAATGACGTTCGCTCATTTCCCTGAAGTTAATAATATAAAAGCAGGATTACTTTTTATCGTTAACAATGCGTTCGTTACAGAAGTTTATAGTCGTGAAGATATTGATAAGTTGTGGAAGATTTTTGATCCCCACCTTGAAAGATTACAGCTTTCATACGAAAATGATGTTTGGCAAGCTAATCCAACCCCGCTGTGTGGGTGGTGTCCCGTTAAGACTTGCGAATTCCATAAGGAGAGATAATGCCGTACACTAAATCACCAAGACCATACAAGCATGAATATGAATTACAAAAAGCAAGAGGCGAAGAAGACCGCCGTGCTGAACGTCAACGTGCTAGACGTGCTATAGATAAACGAGATACTGGTACAGTAACTAAAGAATCTCCCAAGCGTAAAGGCAAAGATGTGGCACACGTTAAAGCGCTAGATAAAGGTGGTTCAAATAAAGATGGCGTGCGTATTGAAAGCGCTTCTAAAAATCGTAGTTTTAAACGTGATTCAAAAGGCAATCTAGTATCAGAAATAAGTACTAAAGAACGTCGTAAGGCATGAGTGGACTTAAACCATGTCAGTTGGGCGGTGAATTGAAGACTAGTGTAACCCCATTAGCACTTCTCCTGTCACGACAGGCTTAACCGATTAACTCCCGTAAGGAGTTTTTAATTTAGTTAAAGGACAGTCGTGGAAATAGTACAAAATGAAGCCATAAAAGTTGTAATACAGTCAGATAATGTTGGGTTAATAACTAACCATATAGAAAAAAGTGAAGTTCTGACAGACAACGGGAATCATGCTGAAGTGTTAGTTTATTGGGGCATTGAAGAGATGCAACATCTAACAAAAGTCCTTCAAGAAAAAGTTCCATCACCCATAGAAAAAGATTACACATGGCCCGGAATGTACACACCTTTCCATCATCAAAAAGTTACAGCATCGTTCCTTTCCTTACATCAACGCGCCTTCTGTTTTAATGAGGCTGGTACAGGTAAAACATCTTCAGTCATTTGGGCTATCGACTATCTAATGTCTCAAGGCTTAGTTAAGCGTGTGTTAGTTATCTGTCCTTTATCAATCATGTATTCAGCATGGCAAGCAGATGTATTTAAAACAGCTATGCACCGCACAGTAGCAGTTGCTTACGGAGACGCAAGTAAACGCAAAAAAATTATCGCCGGCGCTTATGAGTTTGTAATCATTAACTATGATGGTGTGAATATTGTCCGTGAAGATATCGCTAAAGCAGACTTTGACTTGATCGTAGTTGATGAAGCCAACGCATATAAGACTGTTACTACAAAGCGCTGGAAGACTTTAGCGAAACTAATCACTCCTAATACACGCTTATGGATGCTCACAGGTACACCCGCATCTCAGTCACCAGTAGATGCCTTCGGTCTAGCAAAGCTCGTCTCGCCCGCCAATGTACCAAAATATCTTACGGCATGGAGAGATAAAGTACTGTATCAAGTTACTAAGTTTAAATACGTACCTAGACCAACTTCACGTCACGATGTATATAACGCTTTGCAACCAGCAATAAGATTTGAGAAAGCACAATGTCTAGATTTACCACCAGTCATGTATCAGACACGTGAAGTTCCGCTTAGCCATCAAGTTAATAAATATTACAACAATATAAAAAACCAAATGCTTATAGAAGCCGCAGGAGAAAAAGTTAGTGCAGTCAATGCGGCGGCGAAGCTGACAAAGCTGTTACAGATTTCGGGAGGGGCGGTCTATACAGACACCCATAACATTGTGGAGTTTGATGTATCACCACGATTGAATGCCCTAATGGAGGTGTTAGATGAGACGGAGCATAAAGTTATTATATTTGTTCCGTATGGTCACACCATTGATTTAGTTTCTAAACATTTACAAGGAGAAGGAGTTACAAATGAAATCATTAGAGGAAGCGTAAGCGCAAGAGAACGATCTGAAATCATTAACCGTTTTCAGACAACAGATTTTCCACGGGTTTTAATTATTCAACCACAATCAGCGTCACATGGTGTTACTTTAACAGCCGCCGATACTGTAGTCTTTTGGTCGCCGGTCATGAGTGTGGAAACATATTTACAATGTATTGCTCGTATTGATCGTGTAGGTCAAGTGAATAATATGACTGTAGTCCATCTACAAGGCTCAGAGGTTGAACGCAAGATGTATGCGATGCTACAAGGCAAAGTAAATAACCATGAGAAGTTGGTTGATTTATACAAGGAAGAGTTAGGAATAAAATGAGCGATATAAATTTAGATGAATTAGTAAAAATTTACTTGACAATAAGAAGTGAACGTGAAAAACTAGAGCTTCAAGACAGAGAACTGAAAAACGATTTAGATATGATAGCTCAACAAATGTTAATCAAGTGCAACGAGGCTAATGCCACAAGCATTAAAACCAACGAAGGCACTGTAGTTAAGAAGTTATCCGAAAGATTTACTTTGTCTGATAGAAGTAGTTTTGACGCATTTGTCCGTGAACACGATGCAGTAGAGTTATATGAGGCACGTATTCATCAGGGCAATTTTAAAGAATTTATTTCTGAAAGAGGAGACGAAGGTCTACCCCCAGGAGTGAATGTTATGAGAGAGTTTACAATCGTAGTTCGTAAACCAAGCTCAGATTAGTTTAATTAAGTTAAAAGGAGTTTTAAATGAGTAATGAATTATTAGATTTAAGCGCATTGGGAGCATTAACAGTTGCAGGAGAACTTGATGAAGATACACTAGCTGTTGCTGGTGGTAAGCGTGATGGTAATAAACGCATCTCTATCAAGGGTGGTGTATTTCGTAAATACGCAGGCGGTAAAGAAATCGGTTCTATTGAAGATCGTCACATGAATGTTATCTTCGTTAAGATGGCACATAAGGCATCTCGTATGTATTACGCATCGGGTTATAAAGAAGGTGAGAAGGTTAGCCCAGCTTGCTGGTCATCTGATTCAGAAGCACCTGACGCAGATGTAAAAAACCCAGTTGCAGTTAGTTGTCTAAACTGCCCTAACAGTGCTAAAGGTTCTAGCGATAATGGTACGAGCGCAAAATGCAGACTATCATGGAGAACTGCAGTTGTTCTACCGAACGATCCAGCAGGCGATGTTATGCAGTTAGTTTTACCAGCAACTTCTTCTTTCGGTAAAGAAGATAATGGAAGATGGCCGTTTAGACCGTACATTCAGCACTTAGCGTCGCACAACGTATCAGCAGGACGTGTGGTAACTAAGATGGCATTTGATACAAAATCTCCTACACCAAAGGTATTGTTTGCTCCAGTAGGTGCTGTACCCGAAGCTGACTTAGATATAATTGCTCGTCAGTCTAAGAGTGTAGAAGCTGAGAAAGCTATCAAGTTAAACGTGTATCAGATGGATGCACCTGAAGTAGCTACTTCACCCGAAGTGGATGAAACACCAGAGCCAGTCAAACGTGAGTCAAAAGCTCCTGTCGGTGAGAAGGCTTCTGATATTTCAGACACTATTAAAAAATGGTCTAAGAAGTAAGGATAGAAATGCCACGAACATATAGTAAAGAATTTATTAAAGAGTTAGGAACACTGAAACCTTTCGATACCACGGGTATTCAGTTAGCAAAAGCATGCATTAGGGCAAACATCCCCGCATTGTACGTTGCTACAGCATTAGAAGTTACTCGTATGACAGTTCATAGCTGGTTTCGTGGCAACCCTATTCGGGATAAGAAGCGACGTATGGTAGCCGTATTTACTGAATTGATTGAGGAGGACTTAGATAATGGAATATTACCAGCTAAAAGCACCGCTCACGCTAGAAAATACATAGAGGATATGATCGGTAAAAAGTTTTAAACAACGGAGTAGTGACAAAAGATCGGCACACACTAGGGGCTTGTACGAGATTGCAAATTGGATCGTACCACTACTCCACCCCAATAACCTAAGCGGAGCAATCCGCTTTTTTAAACCCTGCGCATATGTTAAAACAATTTTACGAGAAAGCATTGCCATCACAAGGAGTTTATTGCACTTGCGGTATAGACCCAAAAACAGGTAAAACCACAAACCGATTTGCAGAAACGCTTGAAGATGTATTTAAGAATATTGAATCACTAAAAACCAAAGAAGTTAATATATATGTAACACCAGCATCATACGAAGGATGGAGTAGAAAAGCTGATAACTGTGCATTTACTAGAACATTTTTCTTAGACATAGACACTCATGGAAAAAATTCTTACGGCACTAAAGAAGAAACAATAAAAGCGGTAAACTATTTAGTAGAAGCTACAGGTTTACCCGAACCAGTTTGTATAGACTCAGGTGGTGGCATCCACGCATACTGGATCATGGATAGGGATATACCCTATGAAGAATGGAAACCTCTCGCTGAGAAGTTTAAAACCCTATGCCAAAAACATATCATGATAGATCTCAGCGTTACGTCCGACGGCGCAAGGTTGATGAGATGTCCCGACACATTAAATTACAGATACGATCCACCACGTATGGCGGTTGTGACAAGCAATGCTATACACGTGTACGACCTTGATGAGTTTAAAGATTTCTTAGCGACACAAAACGTAGAGGTCCAGGGCCTAGCAAACGATGTGTTTGCAAAAGTCAAGAAGGGTTTAGATGAAGATACCCTAGCCATGAAGAAGATGGATAACTTTGAGTGGGACTTTGAGAAGTTAGCTGACCGCTCAGTAGCAGGAGACGGATGTGAGCAAGTAAAATACTGGGTAGAGAACTTAGAGTCGCTAGGCTACGAGGATTGGTTCTCCAGTATGAACATCGCATACTTTTGCAAAGACGGCGATAAATGGATACATGAACTATCTAAACCCCATCCCGAATATACATATGAAAGCGTTGAAAAGAAACGTCTCGAATATGAAAAGCTAGGCAAGCCACAAACCTGCCAGCATTTAGAAAACCAGAACCCAGAACGGTGTAAAGGATGCAAACATTATGGAAAAATCAACACGCCGATCGTACTCGGCAAAACACTTAGAAAAGCAACAGAAGCAACCCCCATTGAAATTAATACGACGGAATCAGTTCGGGAGACACCGAGTACCGAAACGATTCCAGTCTTCCCAGACTTCTTAAAACCTTTTTTCCGTGGTGAGAATGGTGGTGTATATCAAGAGTTACCGCCCACAAAAAGTAAGAAGGGTATTGAGTATCACCAACCTATAGAAATATTACCACAAGTATTATACCCAACACGTAGACTTTATAGTCCACTTGATGGCGAATGTTTATCAATGGTTTTAGTTCTACCTAATGATGGTAAAAAAGAATTCTTATTACCGCTAAAAGCTGTTACTAGTTTAGAAGAATTAAAACGCACACTATCATTTAATCAAGTAGTTCATTCACCAAAGGTGGCTACTAATATTCAAGAATACATTATTAGATGGGGTCAATATATGATTTTAATAAGTAAAGCCCAACAGATGCGTATGCAGTTTGGTTGGTCAGAAAGTCGCACTAGTGATAATTGGGATGATAGGACTTTTGTTTTTGGTAAGAATGAGGTTATATCAACTACTGAAATTATAGAGTCGCCTGTATCACCATACATCAAACAATTAGCCGAGCATTTTAAACCAATCGGCACTTTTGAAAAGTGGAAACAAAGCGCTCTCGAACTTAAAAGACCTGGGCTTGAACTACATGCTTTGATGTGTCTATCAGGATTTGGTTCACCACTTATGGAATTCATTAATCAAGGCGGCTTTACGATCGGTTTGTATGGTGGGTCTGGTAATGGTAAAACAGGTGCTATGTATGCAGCAATTAGTACGTTTGGCAATCCTAAAGCATTGAGCCTTTTTGATACTACAGATAATGCTATGACTCAGCGTTTTGTGACTTTACGTAGTTTAGTGTTTGGGATGGATGAAGTAACTAATAAAGATCCAGCAGTTGTATCTCAACTTATTCATAAGATATCGCAGGGTACAGCTAGAATCAGGATGCAAGCTTCAAGTAATGCTGAAAGAGAACATTCACTAGGCGCATCTTTGATTGGTATTCTTACTACTAACGACTCTCTTGAAGGCAAACTTGAGAAGCATAGATCAACACCACATGGTGAACGTGCTAGATATGCAGAGCTTTACATAGAGCAACCAGACATTCTTAAAGGTCCTGAAGGTGATGCATTAGGAAGAAAGATATTTGATCCTTTTAGATTTAATTATGGTCATGCAGGCCCTATGTTTATCAAAGAACTATTCAAGTTTAGTACCAATCAGATTATGGATAAGCTGGAAAAATGGGGTGAGCGTTACACAAATGATACGCAGAATGATGCATCTTATCGTTACTATAAAAACTTTATAATGTGTACGTTTACTGCCGCTGAGATTGTAGTTGATTCAGGCATCCTTGATTATGATATAGAACATATTTATAAGAAGACGATTGATACATTAAATTATATGAAACAAAACGTATCTAAAATTAATGTCACAGACTATTCAGCTATACTTACGGACTTTATTTATGAAAACATGGGTAACATCTTACGTATTAGAGATGGTAAAGTTGTTGATGAACCCCGTGGTAGGTTAGTTGCAAGGGTATCAACCGATGAGCCTACACGTATATCTAAAGAAGTGTTTAAAGATTATTTGAACAAACGCAATTTATCTACTAGGGAATTTGAAAAGGTAATGAAAGAGCAGGGCATACTTATTAAGGTGGATAGAAAGCATTTGGAAACTGGGTGGAAACCAACTACCAACTCTCAGGCATCTTATGTGTACATTATTAAAAATGATTTTCTAGATGATAAACCCGAATCAAATAATTGAACCTGAATGGTTATTGCCGTTTGAAGGCATGGGGATTGGGGATAGTTTCTTTATTCCTACCCTGCGCCCAGCGGAACTAATTTATTCCATTGACTGCGGCGCAAAGCGTGCTGGTATTAGAGTGAAATCGTACGTTGCAGAAAAGGAAGGCTACATAGGTGTACGGTGTTGGCGTACTGCTTAAGGCTTAATTCCGTACGCTCTAAACTGCTGAACTAATTCGTATTTGATTATGTTTTCTTCCTGAACAATAGACTTTAATATTGCTGTTCTATCTCTTGGCGATAGTCCTTGTACCAACCTTACCTCATTAGCTTGTTGTCTAAGTTCTTTTAATCTGCCATTAACTTCTTTGTTATAGAAATCAATTAACTCAGGAGCAAGTGGGTTTCTTTCTAGATAGTCAGCTTCTACCTCAGGTTTTAATTTAGCTTGATTATAAATACGCTCTTTCTCTTTAATTTGTTTTTCTACAGATGAAAATTCACGGCTGTCTACGTTTGGTACAGCACCAATAAATGAGCCTATTAATGGAGTACCTTTTGCTCTAGCCAGTAAATCTTTTTCTTCTGCTTGTCCTGCTGATAAATAAATACCATTAGTGATAGACTCAATAACACGTCCAGGCCCATCTGCATAACTATTAGATAAGAAATAAAGACTATTAGGCGACCAATCTATAGCACCACCTGATGCGTCAAACAATCCTCTAGCAATATTTTTATAGATCTCAGGTATGTTATCGCCACCTAAATAAGCATCGCCCATTCTACGTTGAGAGTCGTTATAAATATTTTGACCTAAACCATTTTTATTAACAACGAATTCTAAAGCTGGACGGAACATACTTGGTGTTAACGAATCGAGCGCCCACAATGCTGGATCATCTTGAATAGGCATACGTGATACTGGAATAGGTACAAAAGAATCTAAAGAAATCTGTGCAAGAATATTACCCATAGCGCCACCAAAAGACTGATGACCTGTACCAACCATAGCAAGTTGTGCGCCTGCCGCAGCAAATGAACCTAAACCAAAACCCCACGTCAATTGAATTGGATTATCACTAAATGGTGTAAAGAATCTAGCAAAACGAGTCCATTGTCCTGGGTCATCATTCTGTACTTTATTTCTACCCAAGTCATCATCACCTGCCATCATCATTGACATAGTGTATGCAAACGCACCAAGCCCCATCAAAGCAGAAGCCATATATCTAGCATTGCGTTGGCGCTCATTAAAGTTAGCGATGAAAGCTGCTTTATCAGCTGCGCTTATATTTGGTGGAAGGTCTTTGATAACGTCTTCAGCTTTTTGGAATGCAGGAGCAATAGATTCTATAGCACTAACAGCACCTGTTGCTGATGGACGGAAGAACATAAACACAGCGCCAAGTTCTTTACCATATGCACCGACTTGCTCAAAGTTAGCTAAGTTCTTAGCATACTCAACCGCCTTATTAGATGCTTCTTCTTTTGTTAAACCTTTACCTTCAAAGTTTCTTTTAGCAATAGCATAAGCAGCAGATCGACTAGATATCTCAAACATGTCAGTCCATATATCTACTAACTTATTAAGCTGCGCTATGTTACGCATTATGCCACTACGACCAACTTCTCTTTGCAGTTGTTGGAAATTAGATTTAAGTGATAGCCCTTGCAGATAACTAACCATACCGCCTTTTTCAATAAACTCGTACATATCTCTAATAACAGGATCGTTTGAATTTGCTAAGGCTTTTATCTGTTTATAATCTTTGCTTTCATATAAAGCTGCAATTTTTAATGCTTTACCTAAACTATTATGTGCCACAACTCTAGTAGCAATATCAGCAATATACCTAGCGGATTCTAACGGGCCCATTTTAGCACCGATAGCCCAAGCATTAGTCAATGTGTCACGAACAAAGTTTAAAGGCGCAAAGTTAAAGTTATAACGTGTATGCATCATACCTAGTCGGCTGGTAAGATTATTAGCCAAGTCAACTATAGGGTTTGTATCTTTAAAAGTACGACGGATTGATTCACGTAACTTAGGATCACCAAGCTCAATAATATCTATACTGCCATCTTCGTTATAGTGGAATATAGTTTTTTCACGAGGTAATTCTCTTAATATATTTTCATCTCGTTTTTCTTCAAAAGTAATACGTTTAATTACTTTAGCTAATGGCAATAATCCTTGACCATTCGGATTAAGTTTTTCATCAAACGCGGCTGCATTTTTAATAGATTGTGTTAAGTCTTTACGACCAGCGCGCATAGATGCACGTACAGCATCTGTCATAGATTGTAATATAGCATTATCAGATTCTGTAACACGACCTTCAAATGAATGCGCAACATCTTGTAGTTCACGTCCCATACGTTTACTATCAAAATCTAACATCTCATCTTCTTCAGTATTCTTAGCTAAACCAACTAAAGGTACATAGTTATCCCAACCATAAAACGCTACGTGATTAGTTACTGGCTGAGACCAATAGTTAGCCATCTTATTGAGTTCAGTAGTTACTTCATGCAATTTCTTTACTTCATTAAGCGCTTTATCAACTAAATCTTTATGCTCATATTTATGAAACTCTTCAATGCGTTGCTGTGCCGCAGCATAACTTAAAACAGACACATCATATCTATTTGAATCAATATTAGTTTCAACTCCAGCACGACCACCACCTTCTTTTGTAACTTGTTTTGGACTAGACCCAAATTCATTAACATATTTCATGTTAGGCGCTAACTCACCTTTAGAATTTCTAGTAAACACTATGGCATCTAATTCAGCACGTAACTGTCTAGCTTCAGCTTCAGTTACCGTATTATCATTTAGTTTCTTAAAAGCTAATTCACGGAAATCAGCGGCAGTAATATTTTTGCCATCATACGTAAAATCTTTTTTAGTGTCATCTAACGGAACAATTTTTAAATATTTAATGAGGCGACGTTCGTAGTCATGTTTACCGACCGCTACATTATGTAGCAACTCTAAAGTATTTTTTATATCATACCCAGTAGCTTTAGATAAATCATATATAGCCTTATCCAGTACTTGATATTTATCTTCTACTAAAGACTTATATAAATTCATACCTTGTGCTGGCGCACGTACTAATTGACCATAAATATTATTGATCTTATCTTTACCTTCATAGTAAATTTTATTACGTAAGTCATTAATATCTTGCCAGTGTTTTATATGGATACGATCATTTTGAACAGCATGACCAATCTTTCTCCAACCAGCACGTGTAAAGAATAATTTTTTAAAGTAAGCCATATTTTTAGGCTGATCTTTTTCTTTTACGCTATTTGATTTTTCATTAGGCAGTATGCTTCCATTATCTATATCTTCAGCTTTTTTAGTTTCTGAATACGATATACCTTTACCTTTTAAGTCTGCGGTAGGTAACGATATAATGCGCGCAATGTCTTCAAGAGTTTCTTTTAAAGTAACAGCAGCTGTTGGTTTATTTTTTAAATCACCTTCGCCTTTAACTTCAAACCCAAAAACACTAGCAATATTTCTAACTATCTTTTGGAAAAGACTTTCTTTAGGCATTGCATATTGTCTTTGTGGTCCAGCTACTTCACGTTCTCTTTCAGCATTATATGTAACTTCTTTAGTGCCAACTATTTGAGTTTGTTTCTCCATGACTTTTTCAGTCATAGGTTCGCCAGTTTCTAGATTAGCCAACGCTTCTTGAAACTTAGGATTAGAATAAGTTTCCGCTATGAATTCTTTAATGGTTGGAATATTAAACTTATCGCCTAACTTTCCTTTAGCGTAACGGTAATTATTATCTAACCTATTTAACGCAGCTCTAACTATCGGCTGCTTTTCTTTTGGAAGAGATTTTATATAAGCATCTTTATTATCTACAATATGATCAGTTAAATAGTGACCAACTTCATGCAGTACAGTTTCAACAATATTACGTGTACCAGTATATTTACCAGCTTCACCTTTTAAAGTAACAGTATTATTTTCTGGATTGAATTGACCATCTTCTTTAATGTTACCAAATTCAATTTTTAAATCACCAAAAGTTTTAACTAGATCTTTAAATGCAGTTGCAATACGTTTACCAAACGTAACTTCTTTATCATCAGCAATAGCACTTATTACTTTTTCAGCTTGACTTTTTATAACCCCATTTTTATCAGTGGTTTCTTTTTCGTTAATTGCTTTTTCTATATTATTCTTTACTCTAGCACTTACCTGTACTATAGGTCCTTCTTTTAAGATAGGTTTTCTACGTGCTATTTCTTTTTCAGCAGCTGCTTCAGCTTCATCTTCAGCTAACTGTTCTTTTATTTCCTGCTCAGCTTTTAACTTTCTACTTTCAAGAATAGCTTCACGGCTTTTACGCTTATCAGATGATTTAGTTGGGCCTAATGACGTTGTACCTTCAACTTCTTTTCTAAATGCTTCTTTTTCTGCAAGCTCTACTTTTTTCTTTTGTAATGGGTCAAGGCTATCTATAAATGCTTTTCTATTAGCAGCTGCACTTTTTCTTGCATCACCGCCTTCAATTTCTGGGTTTGTATTAGCCTTAGAACGATACAAATTAACTAGTTCATCTAAAGGCATAAACTCTAATGGTTTATCTGGGCTAACATCTTTAATTTGATTAGCTGCAGTTTTAGCTTCCGCATCTGTACTAGCAGAGTAGCGACCTTCTTTATTTAAAATAGCTTGACGTTCGGCTTTACGCTCTTTATTAATTGCAGCTGCTTTTTCTTTGAGTATAGGTTTTATTTCTTTTTCATAAGATATAGAATCAAAATTGTCAAAAGCCTCATCATGTCCAGCATTTTCTAAACCTTGATTAACTGTTTTAGGTGCTTCCAAACCGTAATAACTATTTTGATTTAAATAGTTTTGTGCTGACGGTTCTTCAGTCATTGGTCCTACAGCTTTAATAGGTTTAGCATTTTTAATATCTTTGACTACTACACCCTGCCCAGTGTCAGTAACAGTTCTATTTTTTTGTGTTTTCTTAGCAGCTTCTAAATCAGCAACTGATTGTTTTTGTACAGTTTCATTTTCTATAGCCTGCTGTTCAAGAGCAGATTTTAGTTTAGTTTCTTCTGCGGCTTGTTGTTCTAATGTATCACGCTGAGTTTCTTCTCTTGTTCTAGGCTGTCCTTGAGTAGTATCAGTTCCAGCCATGCTTCCTGGGATAGTTCCGGGAGTTCCTTCGGTGGTGGTATCCAATCCTTGTTGCTGAGATACTTCAGCGCCAGTTCTATCTGGTTCAACGATAGCTCCGTCATTTTTTTCTCCTTCTTCAATAGATGGTTCTTCTTTAGTTGCTTCTGGCGCTACAACAGGTTTACCATCAGGTCCAAGCAACACTGGTGCAGTAGCTACTTTTGTAGCTAAAGTAGAATGTAAATTATTATGTTCATCGCTTTGATTAGTTTCTGCAACTTTACCAGCTAAGTGCGTACGTATACCGCCAATACCAGCAGGTATAACAGACATAGCATATGAAGCGCCAATAGTATTTATATAATCTGTTAATGCTTCAGCATCAGTCAATGATATGTTTGCACCGTAACGCTGCGCAATTTCTTGTACAGTTTCTGGGACAGCTTCTTTAGTACCAGTTAATGCAACAGCTTTAGCTATGTCTTGAATCATTCGACCGGAAGATTTTCCAGCCATTTTATCTAAAGCATTTAATCCTATCTTTTCTGCAAACCAATCAGCAACGCCGTGTACAATTGCAGCAGGAACAACACGACTCATATCAATATCAGTTGGAGCACGTCCTTCTATTTCAGCTTGTTGGACAGCTTGACCAGTAACTTCACCAGCGCCATGTAAAGCAGCAGAACCAGCTATACCCAAGTTACTACCTATTGATCTAGCAGCAGCGCCTGCAGCTTTTTTAGTTTCTAATTCTGTTAATGTTTTTGCAGCTTGATCAGCTACATACTTTTCAGCTGCAAGTTTGCCAGCATCTTTAGCGGCTTCTTTAGTTGCACCTTCAAGCAAAGCTTTTTCAGTAGTTTCTTTTAATATATCTTTAGCGGCTATCTGTATACCTTTTTTAACTAAAGATTTTTCTAATGCCCCAGTTATTGCTCCTGGTACAGCTCCAATACCAGCTCCAGTTACAGCACCTACACCAGCGCCAATACCCATAAAGCCAAGCGTTTCTAATATATTACCAACACCTGCACCCATTTGATATGGAAGATAATCAGTTACAACAGTACCAATTCCTTTTTTCCAAGCTTCAGATAATTCATCAGTAGGTTTAACTTCAGTCTTAGCTTCACCGGCTTTCATGCTTTCTAAACCAGATTGCATTAAGCTTTCACTACCAAGCGCTTTACCAGCTAATACTTTAGCTCCTCCCCATACATTTTGAAGACTACCAAGTTCATTACCAAGACCACGTGAAAAGTCAGGAGCATTTTCATCTACCTGTTTAGGTCCTTCTTGTACGGCAGGTGCTGGTGTTACTGGCGCTTGTTGTTTCTGCGAGTTTATATAATTAAGAATCTTATTTTTTGCGGCGGCGTGATCATCAGTAGCAATATCATATTGCTGGCCTTGGTATTCATAGATAGGCATTTTGTACCTTAATCAAGTTTAATTACTTTTGAACTAGTATTATCCGTTTTAAATCTATCAGGCGTTAAATTATTAACAACTTTTTCTATTCTAGCTTGATTAATTTTAATTCTATTTTCAGTATCATCAATAATTTTTTGTGCCGCTGCTACTTTGTTTTTAGCAAATTGACTAGTATTATCTTTAAAAGTTACTACATCTTTTTGTGCATCAACATAAGGTTTAGAAGCACGAGCTTTTTCTGCAGAAGAATCGGCATTTTCTTGTAACCTATTAGCAGCTAAATAATTAGTATTTTCTTTAGTAGCGCCAGCTGAAATCTTATGACCTTCAATAGTAGCAGCTGCTGCTATTTTATGTCCTTCTAAACCAACATCAGCAACATATCTCTTATCTTGAGATTCAACAACAATCTTATTTGACTCCATCATATATTTAGCGGCTTCCATTGTTTCTTTATGTGATTCAGAATAAAGACCAAGTGCTTCAGCGCGCTTAGCTTTTGCTATTGCAGCTTTAGCATCTTCAACGGCATTTATAGCTTGATCACGCTTTTCATTATTAGATATTAATTGTGGTAAACCTTGTTGTACACCAGTCATGGCGGCAGTTATAAATGAACCGGGGGTTGTGGCCATTCTTGCAAACATACCTGCAAAAGTTAATTTTTCATTTTTATCAAATGTTTTTGATTCACGTTCAAGGCGTTTATCTAACTTAGCAAGTTGTGCTTCACTATCATCAGGACCTAAAAATTTACGCATTTCATTGATATGTTTATCTCGTTGAGCGCTCATTTCTTCTTCAGTAAGTGGCTTAATATAACCAGGAATATTTGGATCATTTCCGTCTTTAATTGTTTTTTCTTCAGAAGCTTTAGTCGCTAATACATGTGGGTCAACAGCGGGTTTTGGCGATACATTAGTAATAGCGCCCGGTGCAGTTTTTGCAGCTGGTGGTGGCGGCGGAGTCTGAGCTGTAGGGGCAGATGCTACATTAGCGCTCCCTTGCCAATCTTGAGTCGGATTAGTTTGTTGAGTTGGTGGCGGCACAAAAGTATTAGGATTAGCTGCTTGTTCATTTCTAGCTGAAGCTTCTCTAAATTGTTGTGCTTGTATTCTAGGATCTGTTTGACCCCAGTTTATGATTGATTTACCAGTATTAACTAAAGAATTAAATGGATTGATTATATTACTACCAGCTTCTTTAGCAAAATTACCAATGCCTTGATACATAGCTGCATCTCTTAATTGACCTGGGTACAGTTCTTTAGAATCATCTTTAACTAAGCTTTGATTGTTAGCTTCTGTAGAATCACTGAATGCAATAATTCCACCGCCAGCATATTGTGCGCCAGCACGTGCTTGAAGTATCTGTTTAATTTGATTTCTAATAGTTGGGCTTTGTGTAACGCTCATTTCTTTTTGCAAAGCGTCTGTAGGCATATCTTCTAAATCTGATTGTGTGCCGCCTATCACGCCACCAACTGCGTAACCTTTAATACCTTTTTTAAATTCAGAAGGCAAACCACCTTTTGCTCCGTACGCACTACCTAACATAGCAGCGGTACCAGCCATACCAACACCTTGAGCTAATGCAGTAGGCGCAGCTTGATATTGTTGAGTAGTAGTAGCTTGCATTGGTAAACCACGCAACATGTTAGACATAGTACCCAACTGCATAAGCGGATACTGTTGTGCTGTAGCATAGTTCTGAATACCTTGATTGATAATCTGTTGGGCATTAGCTTGTTGCGCTGCGCCTTGTTGGGCTTGAGTACCGATAATACCTTGTTGTTGAGCTAATTGTTGCCCAGCTAAAGAACCTGCTTGACCATAACCTTGCAACCCTAATTGCGCAACTTGATTCATTTGATTTTGTGCATTACCAAAAGCAGTATTGTAAGCATTACCAACCAATTGATTTTGAGCTAACATTTGGTTTTGTTGGTTAAGTCCTTGCATAACAGCTTGACGTCCGCCACCAAACGCACCTTGTTGTGTAGCTTGTGCTTGATTTTGTGCATTTAGTTGACCAAATTGTTGATTCTGTAAAGCTAAAGAAGGAGCTAAAGCATTTTGTATATACGGATTCATGTACGCATTAATTGCGTTTGGATTAGTAGATTGATTTTGTAAATTTCTACCAGCCATTAAAGAACCATAAGCTGAAGCTCCAGTAATTCCAGGCATTTGTGAGTTTGATAAATTAGCAGCGGAAGATTGAGCCTGTTGTTGAAGTGGGGAAAACCCAGCAACAGCTTGTGCAGCGTTGTTATATTCTTGTTGATTCATACCAGAATAAGGCTGGTATTGATTGAAGCCAGTTACATTACCACTTGCATCGGTATTAAATATTTGTGATTGGGTAGCATTAAGCATGTTCTGCACATACGGCTGTGCATATTCGGGTATATTTGTTTGATATACATTTGAGCTAGTTTGTTGTGGAGCTGCTGAAGTTGACCCGCCGCCACCGCCGCCACCGCCAAATAGATTAGATATAAAACTCATTTAAATCTCCTTAATATACACCGTGGCTTTTTCTTTGTATTCTAACAATACTTTACCCCAACCACGCCTACCAATAATCATTACACCAGCAAAATTAAGTTCTTTAGCTTTAGCTTCAACTTGATTTACTAAATCTTTAATTTGTTCTAAATTTCCACCACCTAAAATAATATTAATAAAGCGCTTACTATTTAATTCCATAGCTTCAATTATTAACACCGAATCTTTATTACTCCATAAAGAAAACTGCCCACGTTCTAAACCACTTTTAACATCTTCTAAACTTTGCGTACCAGCATTATAGCCAAGCGCATCTTCAATTTGCGGTTTTAATCTTTCAAATTCTTCTTGCCAACTCATACTTTTGGTATAAATTTATCCGTTTTTAATTGTGGTGCTTGTTTATTTTTACCTGTCTTAGCTACTCTAATTTTGTCCATCATACCGTGCAGTTTTTCTGCGCCAGCTTTAGTAGAACCGTTACCTAAATGACTGACTACATCTGCGGGCACAACAAACTCGCCGTCTGCTAATCTAGCTGGTTGTCTTTGACCAATTACTGCAGGGATATCATCACTCATGCCATCACCAGGACCGTGTAACAAACGAGGATTACCACCAGATGCATATCCGCCAAGACTATAACCCATGATGCCACCACTAGCTGCATTTTGTGTCTGTTGAGCTTGTTGAGCTTGTTGTTGCTGTACAGATAATGGATCTGTATTTATAGTTGCGTAAGGAGAAGTTTGTTGATTTAAACCAATTCCTGCACTTGTCGGCATCCCAGCAGCAGCCATTAATTTAGCGCGTTGATATCTAGCAGCTTCAAACGGAGATAAATTTTTAGTATTAGGGTCAGTGTCAGTAACAATTCCTATATCTTTTACCCAACTTGGATCTTGGCTACTAGATTGTTGTGGCGACACCATATTTGCAAAATATTGATATTCAGCTTGTTTATCTTTTAAATCTTGATAGTTGCTATCTTTATATCCAGCAATACCACCAGACGCATAACCTGTAGGTTGATAAGGATTTTGTAAATAGTTAGGATAAGGTGGGGTAACGCCAGGTTTAACAGGATTTACTGTTTGCGGTGGTCTACCAGGTTGGAATGTAGAAGGGTCTAGTTTATAGTAACCTGTATTCATTGGCGCAGGTTGATTAGGCGTAGTAAAAGTTGTTGGATTATTTAAACCTAAAAGATTACTTGCCCCTAAAACGCCAAGACCACCGAGCATGTATTTTTGGCCTTTAGATAAACCAGAAAGCAATCCAGATGTTTCACCAGGACTAGCGCTAGGCGTTGCTGTTGAGCCAGGTATAAAGTCTTGTGCAGGTGCAGCATTTGCTGCGTTTGTTCCTACTTCACTACCCCATGCATTAGCATTTAATTCTTGAGCTGTCGGTGTATAAGCGCTTTCAGCACCCATACCTGGATATAAAGCAGCGGCACGCATATTAGCAGGTATTGTTGAAGTAGCAGGTGTTGTTGGTGTAACAGTTTCATAAGCAGTATCAGCAGGACCAGCGCCTGTAGCACCAGCAATGTCAGCACCACCTAAATAAGCACCCCCTGCACCAAGCGCACCGCCGTATAACATATCTTTACCAATATTACCGCCAGTTAATGCGCCGTATAACCCACCAGCACCGGCTCCTAATAAACCACCACCAATTACAGTAGCAGCCCCAGCCCCAAGAGCGTCAGCACCGACTGCTGTACCAACAGCTGCAGCAACGTCAACGAATGCCATATTAGTTTCCTTCCAATGCTAGGGTATCTATAAACATATGTTCTAACTTTTCAATATCAGTTTCTTCGGTAGCAAATATATTCTGGAACACAACGGTTTCTAAAATATAAGCTACTTTTCTACCAGGTTTTGCTACAAATGTAGTTGGCGCTTTTAGCTCAACAACTTCACCATCTTCACTTTTTACTCTCATATGTCCTTGAAGCATGACACATAAATGTTCTGTCTTGTGAGGCTTACCAACAATCACTGCACCGGCTGGCATGGTTACTTCTCTTACATATAACCCGGGTCCAAAGTAATGTTTTTCTTTACAATCTAATTGTGGTAAAGCTCTAAGTTCTGGCAACATTGCTTCTAACTTAGTACGTTGAGTAGATAATATCATTTAAATAATCATTTCGCTAGTTATGTTGCTTGCGTTTGTGCAGTTAAAATACCATTAGTAAATGTCATACTCCCATTTGTACCACCAGTTGTTAGCTTAGCGGTTGTAATAGTTGCATTAATCCCCACGTTTTGTGTACTCATCGTGCCTAAACCAGAAACTTGTGTATTTGTAATCGCTATTGGAGTCTCTGATAAAGCTGTTAATTGACCTTGAGCATTAACTGTTGCACTAAGTGCTTTACTTGCAGAACCATAAGAACCTGCCGATACTGTTGTGTTTGATATGGCTACAGTTACAGGCACAGATCCGTTAAATGATGTTCCTGATAAACCCGTACCAATGGTTAACGCATTTGTTGTATTAGAAGTTACTGTTGTTGAACCGCCTAAAGATACGCTATTGCCATTAATTGTAATTGTGCTATTCGCTAATCCTGAATTTGGAATAGTAGGCGAAGCTGTCATAGCACCCGTGCCATTACCATAAACATATCCCGTTAAAGTTGTTGCGCCTGTACCGCCCGATGCTGGGTTTAAAGTACCGCTAAGAATAACAATACCTGCTGATGGAGTACTAGGTGATAACCCTGATAAAGATGTTTGGAACGAAATGACGCTACCTGTAATAATGTTGCTAATAGCATTGTCTACTTGATTGAAATATAAAGTTAAAATCTGTTCAAGTTGGTCCATGAATATTTTATTGTATTCTACTGGCGCAGTGGGCAACCTAGGGTTTTTACTAGTCTTTAAAACAACAGTACTCATCGTCTACCATCCTGTCTAATTTCTAGTCTAGGAACACCAAGCAACCACTTTACCCCCAGCCCGTCTGAAGATATAACAAACGACATTTGCCGACCACGTATCCTACAATAAGCGTATTCTGTAAATTCTTGTACTTCATAAGTGCTTTGACTAATATAATTTTGACCACTTGTTACAGACGGTAAATTTGTAAGCCCATATGCTGTACCTGGATTTTGTCTTGGGAATACAGTAAATTTAACACTTGGTGCAGTAGAATTTGAACCATTAAAACTAACATCTGGTATGATGCGCCATACAAATCCAAAATGATCTCCATCACCAATATCAAAGTCAGACGATTGTACATATGCACTAATCGGTGTTACCGGGTTACTTGTGCCGTTATCTATACCACTTTCATGATAAACAATGCCAGACTCAATTACACCAATATCTGTAACCGTAGCGCCAGCATCGTGTACAGCAGGGGTAGTTCCATCATAACCACGCTCACAACCAGTTAAAGTTGTTAATGTTGAGCCTGTATAATAAATTCTTTCCGCATCTATCTCAACAATCCCCGTGCTTGGAAAGTTAGTATTATTAGTAACATAAATTGTTGTATCTGTTAATCCTACAGCTTGGGTAGTAGTTGTAGCTGGAGCATAACTTAATGTTGTTGGAAAACCTCTTAATGGAGAATCAGCCCATGCAGTGCGGGTTAAATTACCGTAGTACCATACATTATCTAAATGGTTATAGATAACATACTTGTCAATAACATTTGAATTAGCAGAGCAATAAAACCACCATACCTCATTATATCCTTCATTAATTCCCGCAAAACATTGATATGCTTGTGATTGGTTAATGTCTTGATAGACATATTCTCTTAAGGTACATGGTAATGTTTGGACTTGACCAGAATACATAAAGAAGCGATCTTTACCCATCCAATAAGTAATATTATTTGCTGTAACTACAGCATTAGGGCCCATGATAGAGATGTTATCAGCAAGGATATTAAATCCCCAGAAATAGGGAGCACCTAAATATTGCATAGAATATACAGCAATATCTGTAAAAATTATAATCTCTTGGCGGCTTTGTACCGCACTGATAATCTGCGAGCCTTTACTTAGGGTGTAATTACCTGCTTGGTTAGTAATAGTGGGAGTCCATACTAAAAGATTTTCTTGATCTGACCAACTGACCAGCATGGGGTTTTGAACACCGTCTCCATAAGTATCTGTACCAAACGCAATCAAGAATCGACTGGCATCGGACACTATAATAAAATTAGCAATTGTTGGACAAGAAGCATCAGCTAACCAATATTGAGTTCCATTATTAACATTACCAGCTACAGTTTGTGGTCCTGTTGTAGAATTTATATAAGATACTGAACTTGTTGTACAAGCAGTTACATAGTAGGTTCCATTAAATCCTGTTGGCGTTATTCCTGAAATTACAATAATAGAACCTAAAGCAAAAGGCGGAGAAGCCTGAGTAGCAAAAGTAATTGTAGCCGTACCAGCCGAACTACTAGCGCCAGTCGTTGTTAAAGAAACCGTAGCGTTTTGTGTATTAGTGTTTGTTGCAGATAATACCTGACCAACATTATAAGTATTTGGAGATACTGAATTCGGCACCCAATAATAAATAGGTCCACCTCTAGGATTAAATACAAGGTTCTGACCGTAGTTTGACTGACTCCATAAGCGTAGTTGATTGACGATAGATTGTGAAGCTGGAGCAGCTTGACCCCAACCTATATTTGTTCCTGTATAACTGATACCACCCCAACCACCAGCACCCCAACCTACGTTTGCTGTATAAATAACTGCACCAACATGGATTTGATATTTAGCTATAGTAGACGCACCACCATTACCTGTATCGCTTGCATTGGCTACCGCAGAAACTGTGATGGAATAAGAGTTAGCATTAATATAAGTAATCTGATAGCCCGCCGCATTATTTAATATAGCAGCAGTAATATTCCCGCCTAAAGACACCGCACCACTAAATATAACGTAGTCACCATTTAAAGCACCATGAGAAGTCTCATTAACCGTAATTATTGATAAGCCGTTAGAAGCAACAAACGTAGCAGCGCCCGCCGCAGAAGTAAAGCGTATAGGAGTTACATCATAAATAAAACCGCTAATACCTGATTGAATATAAAATTTACTATTTGTACCTATACCAAGATAGTTATTTCCTGTTAACCCAATCCAGTTTTTTAACGATCTACCGACACCTAAATATGAACCTCCTGTATTAACAGAACCTGTATCTAATGTATATCCGCCAATTTTTTCAACTTGCCCATAACGAAAACGAATTTTATCGCAAGCGTAATAACCGCCTTTATTAGAAAGTGTTGTTCCTTCTCTATTAATCCCTGCGGCAAATTGTAGTTTTTGTAAAGGCATGGTTTACCCTAACATTGATTCAGATATTGTTTCTACTTTTGCTACTCTACTTTTCCATCCATCTAAATATTTAATTTGATCAGGCCTATGTTCAACAATACTATCGTAAAAACTTTTCTTTAAATTACTAAATTTTTCAATTAACTCTTTAGGGTCAGCCGCTTGAATAGCCGATAAGCTCTTGGGTCCCAGCACGCCATCCGCAGCAACTCCAGCTGCCTCTTGAATGAGCTTGGTAGCCCTAGCCACACCCAAATTAACAGCAGCATCAAATACGGCATAGTCCACGCCAGCAGGCAAGTTATCAGCATTTATTTTATCCCAATATAGTTGTTTGTATAGGTTATATACATCGCTATCAGATACTCCTTTAAGTTGTTCTTTAGTTATATATTGGTTTCTTTTCCACTCACGATAAACACTTAGAGTAATCCCTTTCATAGTAGCACCACCAGTATCGGTAGGATCATCAGACCAAAGACCTTCTGACACTAATACATCACGAAGAGCTATAACAAAATTATTTTGCATTTGTAGGCACCGAATTATATAGCATTTGATCTTTTACGTGACTAGATGCAGTACTACCAAAATAATACCCAACGACTCCCGTCCACGCTGTCCCAAGTGAACCTAACATGACTAATAATTCATTAGACGGAGTAATTGCATATGCCATCATATAGGTAAGAATACCAAAGAATCCAATAGTAATACCTAAAGCCAATGCTCCGGGTATCCAAGACTTAGTTGCAATTTGCATATTTCTAGCGGAGGAACGGTCTTCTGTCGCCAACTTTTCAAAGTTTAAACCTAGTTCTTGTGTACTCTTTTGGAATTCTATTTCAGCAATTTTTAATTGTGCTATTTGGTCAGCAGATAGCTTGCCTGCATCCATAGTTTTTTCCACATCATCTTCAGAAATACCGATTGCCTTGGAAATTGCCGTGACTGCCAAACCGCCCAATGGGCCTAATAATGCGCTCGCCAATGTAGGCGCTACTTGTTCTAACCAACTCATGATTTTAGAATCCTATAGTTCATATATACAACGTAAACATAAATAATATTAATTAAACTAATGGCAAATAGTATGTCTTTTACAAACCACATTGCCACAATTACAAATCCCTTCATTAATGCAAATCCACCTATTACTCCAATTTTGGAGAATAACCAAGCCATAACTGGATTACCTTCATGTCCTTTGTCGGCTTTTATGACGTTATAGGTTGTCCAAAAGTCTAGGAATTGGAGGATGACAAATAGTGCAAATAAGATATAGTTCATATTACACACCCAACGCAGGAATAATTGTATCAATTTGTAAAGTAGAAGATTCAATGTATTCAAAAGACCATTGGAGTTGAGAGGTTAATTCAGTTGAAGGAACTAAACCTGTAAATACTGCTGATAATGTTAATAATGTATTTGTTGCGCCTGATGCTACGCTAACAGTTAATGTGCAACCTGACGCATTGTCTAAACTTGAAAAATTATTAAGCGTACAAACCATTGTGCTAAAACCATCTGCAAGTACATTAACATGATACATCCTTGAAAATTGTTTACCAAATCCACCTGCTTCTAAACTAAAAAATTGTATAGTTAATACACCAGTTAAAAATTGTGAGTTAGAAGTAGCTCCAGAACTACCAGCTCTAGTAAAAGTAAGTAAAGTTTGACCTAAAGAAGCAGGAGTTGGAATCCATTTGGAAACCATTTTTTTAGATTGAGGAGTGTACGAAAAATATAAATTATTGTTGCCAAAAAAAGTATTAGTTGCTGTAGGGCTTTGTGTTTTATTAATACCAGATAAATAAAATCCTTTAGCACCTGCTGAAATAGTCGGTTCTAAATAAAACGTATTATTTCCAAAATTAATAATGCCATCCGTTACAAAGTTATACGCAATGCTACCTGCAGCGTAAGTAAAATGGCAATTATCAAATTTAGTTGTATTGTCTGATCCTGATTCGTAATAAGCGTTACTGCTTGTTCCTTCAATGTAGCATCCATTAAAATTTAAATTAGATGGATTTAATACGTCAATTGTTGATCGACCACTTCCACTTATACCTCCGCCTTCAAATCTACATCCATAAAAATTATTTACAGATGAATTTCCAGATGTGTGCCAATAAATACCTGACCATGAGTGATTATTAAATTCACAATTAACAAAATTGTTAAAATTAACAAACCCTGTTCCGTTACAAACTATTCCGTATTGAGCATCATTAAAAATACAATTAACAAATTTGTTTACTTCAAAATCGGTTGTATTCATGTTTTGATCGGTTTGCAAATCCATGTTGACATCTTCAAATACACAAGATTGCATCCCTGCTGAAAAATAAAATGCAGATTTACCACCTCTAAATGTCATATTACGAACGTGAAGTCCATAAATATTTGCACCGCCTGCCGCCACACATTGAGGTACAGTTAAAATTACTGTTTGATTGTTAATAATACAACCATTTGGTGTATTACCAAACATGGTAATCCAACTAGGAATTTGCAAAGAAGAAGTGATAACGTAATACCCGTCAGGAAAAAATACTCCCAATCGAGCATATCCACTACTTAATGTTCCTGCATATGTCAATGCAGCTTGAATAGCAGCGGTGTCATCTGTTGCATTATCCCCCTTAGCACCAAAATCTTTGACAGAAATTACTTCAGATAATTTATCTTGAATTGAACGATTTACCGCACCTGTTGGTGTAGAACCACCATTCATTAAATCATATTTAGGTATTAATGTTGTCATGCGACTATCCAATTCGTTCCGTTATAAAATACAGGTATGGTTACTGTTCCACCACCTACAACTGTTGCACCATAAGTAGGTGCTAAAGCATTATTTACATAAGCCCTCATTCCTGTAACACCAGTTGGCAATGTTGCTACTGTATATCCTGCCGTTCTTGTTGTTGCATTAAATATAGCTTGACCATTATTATCAAAATAACCCCTTACATTTGCTGCTCCATCACTAAATACTACATAATTAGACCCAGTTGTGGATATTGGTGCTGCACTTCCTGTATATGCACCTAAAATTACGTTTTGATTTCCTGTTGTAACTGCTTGACCAGCATTGAATCCTATAAATGTATTTTGATAACCTGTTGTATTATTTGAACCAGCACCATAATTAAATCCATAAGTACCGCCTCCAATAAACGTATTACTGTATCCTGATGTATTGGAATATCCAGCTCCATAACCAACCATTACATTAGTATCACCTGTTCCAACTGCGCCTGCTTGTGTTCCATACCCTACATAAGTATTTGCATTTCCAGTTGAATTCCCTGACCCAGAACCAGCTCCTAAAGCAGAATTATTTGCTCCAGTTGTGCTATATAAAGAAGCATTAAAAAATCCTGATACGTTATTTCCAACTGCCGTATTATTATTTGAAGTTGAATTATTATATAAAGATTGATAACCAATTCCTAAATTTCCAGAACCTGTTGAATTTGTAAATAAAGCACTTACACCATAAGCTGTGTTATTACTAACTGAACCAGAGCCTAATCCAACAGTTAAAGTTTGTATTGTTGCTTTTCCTGTCACACTTAAATTACTTGC